AACGGAATACAGTATTCGGCATGGCTAAGCGTTATGCAACTGACGGTGCAAATCTGACCGACAGCGTAGTAAACGGTGCGACCTTCGTCGATATGTCTCTACAGTTGCCCCGAATTCCTACAGGTGGCGTTATTATGATTTTGGTGGAAATTACACCAGATCAGATTTTCGAGCGTCAGAAAGACCCGTTCTTTCATGCGCAAACTGTTGAGGATTTCCCATCGTATCTCCGCGATTACCTCGATCCTGAAAAAGTGTCGGTAGTCCCGAATGATTACATTGACGTCGATCACAACAAGCCGACAAGCACCTTCGGTTATGCACCTCTAAACTATGAGTGGCAGCGAGATGCACCATTAGTTGGCGGTAAATTTTACCGTCCTAAAGTGGATGCAGGATTTAACGAAGACAGACAAAGAATTTGGGCTGTTGAAACTGCCAATCCTACTTTGTCGGAGAATTTTTATATTTGCTCCGACATTCACAAAAAACCTTTCGTTGTTACGAATAAAGACCCGTTTGAAGTTACAAGCACAGGCGAATTGTTAATTCGCGGTTCAACAGTCTTCGGTCAGCAGCTTCACGAAGCTACCAACGATTACGATAAAGTCTTGGAAAAAGCGCCAATGGAACGCATCAAGAAAGAGGAAAAGAAATGATTAAGATTGGTGAGATTGACCGTTGGCTGCGTTTGAAGCCGTCTAGCAGCCTGATGCTTTCAGGCTATGACGCTCGAACAATACGTCTGGACGTTAACTGTCGAGATAAAGCTCGTCTTTATCTTACAGACCAAATAACAGGCGAGGAACAGTTTCTTGCTACCGTAACAGGCCTCGACCGTGTTGAGTTCGTTAAAGCAGGCAATGTCTGCATCACAACACCTGATGAAGATGTGTTTGTTTTTACAAGCGAAGTTGAAGAAACACACCTTCACTTTGACCATCAGGACGTTTATACCCGCATCGCTGAGCGTGCGGCACGAAACACCGATCTTGAAATTATTCTAGCAAGACAGGCTGAAAATTTTGAAAGACGATTTAACCAAATGGCAGTCGATTTTGAAAATAGACTTGCCTACCAAACAGCCGCACAAGCTCACTATGAGCCAGAGGGCGTTGCTCCAGCTCCACAACCGGAATCCAAACCGAACGGTGATGAAGGGGCACCCGCTGGAGATAATGAATAGGTTAAACCCTCCGCCAACTGAGGAAATTGAGGTCGTGGATTATTCCACGGCCTTCCGGTCTATGATCGATGAGAATTTCCTCAAATCTATAAAATATAGCGAACAGCAAATGCGGGCTGATAGAACAGCCGCGCACCCTGATATTCTCGAATTTGAGAAAAAGTTTGTAACTAAATGTTACAAACTTAAAATACCAGTATTTGCACATTGCGTTATGCGAGATAAGCACACGCAAAATGAGCTGTTCGTAAAAGGCCATAGTAAGGCCGTATACGGCAAATCCGCACATAATTACGGATTTGCCGTTGATATAATACATTCAACCAAGGCTTGGAATTTAGACCGTCTTGCATGGTCTGAATTGGGACATATTGGCAAGGAACTTGCCATACAAGCCGGAATAAAAATTGAATGGGGCGGGGATTGGAAGTTTTACGACCCCGCCCACTGGGAAATTAAAAACTGGAAACAGTTTATAGGACCCCAACCCATGCCCCAACTTAATCTCGATTAGTTGGGGCGCATACACATCCTTGAGTGTGTATGCATTTAGTGACAGGGATTTTCTGGAGAAGGGAACGATTTATGTGTTTAGCAAGTGGACAACTACCGGATGGAACAGAAATACCCTGTCGCGAATGCTGGCAATGCAGAAACGACAAGATCAACGATTGGGTAGGTAGATGTATTGCCGAAAATAAAACCTCCAAAGCTGCCCATTTCATTACTTTGACTTATGGCAAAGATGATGAAGAGAACTCTGAGCATATAAGATCACAACTACTGACTTATTCTGATGTTCAAAAATATTTCAAACTTTTACGATCCAAAGGATATATATTTAGATACTTGGTCGCTGGCGAATACGGATCGTTAAAAGGCCGCTCACATTGGCATTTGATAATGTACTGGAAAAATGTAGTTCCACCCCACGAACTGACAGACCAGTTTAGAGTTAGGCGGTTCACTGATAGAAATTGGCCACACGGCCACCAAGTATGGAAGAAAGTTACACCTGAAACCGTTAGATATGTATGTAAATACATTAATAAGGATATTGGAAAAGATGAAAGACAAGCTCACTTTTCCATGAGTAAAAAACCACCGTTAGGATTTGATTACTTCAACGATCTGGCTGAGAAATACGCAATGCAAGGTTTGGCACCGCAAAACCTGATATATTCTTTCAACGAATACAAGAAGCATGGCAAAAAGGTCGAATTTAGAATGACCGGAACTACAGCACAGAATTTTATTAAAAAATTTATTGAAGTTTGGCCGAACTATAATACAGGCCATGTCCCTTCATCGGAATTAATTGAAAAATATGAAGATGGTCTCATAGACTATGAAGGATTAGGTAGGGATCGATTTTATGATCCTGTCAAAACTCCTAACGGTTCCCCGCCACTAGCAGGAAAAGACCCAAGTACTGACAGCATGGGTATTTTCTATAAGGATGATTTCGGTTACTATAATTGGTATCGAAACATTGAAGGTGAATACCAGTGGCAAAGAGAAAGTCTAACGGAACGGTCGCAACGCGAAAAGAAAACAAACTGACCACAAGGGCAAGTTCAAGGATGGATCAAACAACTTTAGTTGCTCCTGATCCTCTGGAACATATGAACGCTTATAGAACGTTCAAACCAAGAATAAGAGAGGCACGAATTCGTGAGAATTCTGAGCCTACAGAAAGATTATCTAATCATAACGATAATCATCAAAAGCATATGGCGCTCAGAGCGGAAGCACATTCATTGCTTCCAAAAGACAGCGTTACACATAGGTCTCAACTAAAACTAGAGCATGACAATTCACCCCATAAGGTGCGCGATAGAGTTTGCAAAAAAAGACCGGAAAGCAATGTCAAGGGCAGCGGAGGAGGAAAAAAAGCACGAGTGTTCATACCGTGGTGCAGATAGAAAGCGAGCGCACAATTAAAATAGTGCCGTAGCGAGCTTTCTATCTATTGACAGTGACAGCCGAATTGATTTAGCTGTCACTGTCACTAATAAGAGGCTAATTATGGAGAACAATATGGTGCGGCGTGTTTTAACGCCGCTTGCTGAAAGACTAGGGACAGCAGCAGCTGTTTACCTAGTTTCAAAAACTGGCGGTGACGCAAGTTTGGTAAGGGAATTGGCGACTGCGATTGTAGCCATTTCCTTAGTTGGTGCAGACATTGTCATCGCTCGACTAATGAGGTCTAAAACGTGAGTTTTTGGGGCGCAATCGGTTCTATAGGTTCATCCGTTCTAGGTGGACTCTTTGGACGAAAAAAAAAGGCTGAAAGCTCTACAACTACAAGCTACGTCGATTATGACAGGCTTGTTAGAGATTCAGAAGCAGCAGGGTTTAACCCGCTGACTGCGCTTAGAAACGGTGGCTCCGCTGGGTTCTCCGTTTCTACAACTACCTCTCCGAGTACACCGCTATCATCGCCCACCTTGGGCGGTACTGTAGCAAGTGGGATCAATGCTTTCTTAGAAAACTTTGATCCCCATAAAGATGATGCGAGGGACATAGGATATGGCGTTATCAGGGCGCAATTGCAAAATTTGCAAAATGATCCCCGAAGGAAAATTGGCTTTGGCGATGTTCCTTCTACTACCGGCCGTAGGGTTGTTTCTTCTTCTCCTGTGCTATCGTCTAGAGATAAAGAAGTAAAATTTAAGGGTTCCGTTCCCGAAGGTGTCCAGAGAATGGAATTACCGGAAACGGATAACTTAGTAACTACTATCCCAGGCTCTGCCGTTCCTAGCCTTAATCCGTTATCTTCCCACCCTCCTGAACTGGAGCGACCAAAGCGACTAAATCCATATCCTTCATATTTAGGATTGGAAATTAACCCGTGGACTTCCTCTGCTGAGGCTTGGGAAGATTGGTACGGTGATAACGCTGTCGTTTCACTCGGTGCCACACTCCTTAACGGTTCTCATGATGTTGCGTGGAACAGTTATAGAATGGGCAGATGGGGTTATAGAAAAGGCAAAGAACTTTATAAAAATCCGCCATTATCTGCCAAGCGTTTCCGTAAGGAAGATTATCACAATCAAGGCACAAATATTTATGGCTTGCCATCAGGTACAATACCGAGTGGCGGCATAGTCCCGAGGCCGAAATTAAAATGAAGTGTAAAAGTTGCGCTAAACGAAGAAAAGCAATTAAGCAAACTTTCAAAAAAATCTTCAAAAGAAAGAAAAAGTAATGTCACTTTCTAACACCCGTTTAAATACAAATCCTATTTATACTCCGCAGACAATTCGTCGTCAGACAGCGCGAGGCATAACTAGCGTCGATGCTGGCAAGATGGTTCCTATCGCTGCCTATCCTCTGCTACGCGAAGAAAGTATTGTTTCTGGCCGCGTGCGTTTCAATTTTGAAATGATGGAAACGGCAGAAATGCTAATGAACGCTGTTAACGTTCGAGTTATGGCGTATTTAGTGCCTACTCTGGCACTTGAGCGTTTCGAAGGCTCTATGGATCAGCTGAACCGCTCTTACTCTGGTGAGAGCTTTAAGGATTTGCCAGTCGTCCCATATATTGAAACTCAACTTATGGGCGCACACGGCTCCAATGCCGTTTATAAATCTATAGGTCTACATGCTCGGCCAAATCAGCGCGTCAATACCATGTATTTGGAAGCCTACAACACTATTTGGAACTTCCGAGCTACAAACCGCTCTAAGGATTTGAAAAAGCGTGACAGATTGCAAGCCGATCTCGCACCAGCTTTCTGGCAGCATGAACGATTTAAGCATATCGTTCCTGATTTCGATCAGGCTGTTATCGATGGTGAAGTGCCGTTAAATGTAACAAACGCTAAGCTGCCAGTGCGCGGCATTGGTTTCAATGCTACAAACAACGGTTGGCGCACAACTCAAGACGCTCCGGCTCTCCGTGAGAGCACAGGTAAACTTGGCGTCTCTCCGCATCCTTACCGTTATGACAATCCAACAATTTCAGGACAAAATATCGGTGGTCAATTCTTCCCCGATATTTTCGCTGAAATGCAAGATAACGGTATTACTGTATCTCTGTCCAACATCGAGCTGGCACGTAAGACACAAGCATTTGCGCGTCTGCGTGAACAATATAATGGCCACGATGATGAATACATTATCAACCTTCTCATGGATGGTATCACCGTTCCTGAAAAGGCTTTCACACAACCAATGT